GGTAATATTTTTTCTACTTCTTGAGCAATAACACCTATGCTTTCTTTTTCGTCTCTAGTGTAAGTAACACCTCGTAATTGTTCTACTTTATCTAAACCATTTTCTATAGTTTCAATATTATCTTTCAGTCTTTCGTCTGAGTAAGCTGTAACATTATCGTTAAAAGTTGCGGCACCTGCTGCAGAAGCATCTATAGTTAAAGCTACTATTTCAGTCCCACCGTCATTAACTCTAAATATCATATCTTTATCAGATACAGAGGAACGAATTGTTAAATTTTGAGATCCCAAATCAATTTGACCTACCTCAGTTCCAGAATCATGGAATTTTATATTGTCGCCACCAGCGTCTAAAGTAATGTCTCCAGATACATCTACAGTTAAGTCTCCTGTTTTTGTAATCGAAGTGCCACCAATATCAACAGAGCCATTAAAAATAGCTCTTCCTGCATCAGACATATCAAGAGTAAGGGCAGTTATGGTTGAGCCACCATCATTACCAACAAAAGTTATATCTCCATCTGAAATAGGGTTTTGTATGTCAAAATCGTTTGTGCTTGTAGGTCTTTCAAATAAACCATAAACAGTTCCTGAATCGTTGAGTAAAACAGTTCCTTTACTGGCTCCTTGAATTTGAGTTCTATGTTCTGATTGAATTGTTAAATCTACACTTGAAGCACCTCCGACAAGTTTCTTACCTGATGCAAGTTTTAATTCTGTGCTTACAAATCTTGCAACTTCACTACTATTTACTACAAATTTTATCGGATGGTCTGTTGTTCTACTTATTTCCAACTGATTAGCATCAGTATAAAAAACAGCATTTCTACTGCCTTGTGTACCCATATCTATACGAGTACCTGTATTTCCATCAATTTGCAAACTAGCTACATTATTTTGTTCTGTTAGAGCTAAAACTGTTCCTGTAATACCTAATCCCATAGGATTAGTTCCTCTTGATCCTATTGCAACATCTGAACCTCCTGAGGTTTCATCAAAAAAAACAGTTTTACTTGCAGGTAATGTACAAAATACATCTTTAGTTCCTGCGGAAAAATTAACTGCGGAGTCAGAATTAGAACTACTAATAATTGTAGTTCTGCTCAAAGTATCGGGAGAAGCATCTGTAACTGTACCTATACCTACTTCAAATTCATCTGCTGATTGATGAACAATACAGTAGTAAGTAGTGTTTGAATTGCCTATACCTGCTACAAAAGATTCAAAGCCAGTTTCGGCACCTGCTAAATTAACTGTGCCTGTACCAGTAGTGGTAGTGGTTTCTTTTACCCTATCGTTTAGGACGTGGGCCATGCTCCACTCCTAAGCTATTCTTATAATAGCGGTACTAGCTGCTGCCGCAGGAAAAACTATTGTAAAGTCTCCAGCAGTTGAAGTTTTATCTCCACCAAAATCAATAGTAGCTACTGACTTATTAGAATCAGAACTGTTATAGATCATACAACCTCTAGCTGTAATCGTTGCTGTACTAAATGTTAAATCTGCAAAATCTGTTATAGCAGTTGTGCCACTTATGGTTGGAGTTACATTGGTTAATGTTCCACCGCCAGATGTGTAGTTAGTACCACTTGCTTGACCTGTTGTAGTAAAAGAGGTGGTAGTTGCCCCTAATGTAGCGGAACTTGTGTATAAAGCTAGTTTATAAGTATCTCCCGAACTATTGGTAAAATTGTGATTACCAAGCAGTAATTCTTTCTTAAAACTAGAGGTTAGTGTGGAAGTAATAGCCATGATTTACCTTTAATTTTATTTAATAATTTTTGCTAATTCGTTTTCTCCACTTTTAATTAAATCTTGTTTTAAAGTGGATTGATATGATTTTATAGCATTTTTTATGTAAATTAAACAAACTTTGTAAATTACATCTCTAAAAGCCTTTGCCTGTTCTTTTACATGTGGCTCATTGTTTTCAGAATATCCAACAATTTTTTCTGTTAATCTTTCCGCCCAAAATTCAGGAGAATGACCTCCATTATTGGTGGTTTTAGTTTCGACCAAGCCAAGCTCAAAAGAAACCCCTGGCGTTATTTCATCTACCATTTTTTTGGCTCTCCAAGAACATTAGGATCATTTCTATCTACCATAATAGGTGTTCTTTCTGGCCTAGTTATAGAAGATTCATATTCACTTTTCTTCAAAACTTTTAATTTTTTTTCTTCGTCTAAGACAACAACCATAGGATCTTTTAGTCTGTGGTAACCATACAATTTATCCTGAGCATCTTCATTTGAATCTAATAAAGCAGAGCTGTTAGCAACTTCTACCTGAATATCTTTGTGCATACACCTATCTAACCAAAATTCACAACATCCTCTACCAGCCTCTGCAAAGTGCAAATTACCTTTATAACTAAAATCAATACCAAACATTTTAAGATTTGCTACTTCATTCCAATAAGCAAAAGCTATTGCATAAGCGACTGTATTATTCAAATAATAACAATGCGTATCTCTTACTAATTCTCTTATCGGGTACTCAACTACAGTCGGACATCTTTCGTCTGTAATACAAGAATATATTGGCTTGTCATGTTCTTGTAAAAGTTTTCGCATAGTGTCGGTTTGACCTCCCGCATCATCACTATCTAAAAATCTTGATGGAGGATCCATCATAAAAACTCTATCGTGAAATATTACACTTGCAACAGAATTTATAGCCCAAACTTCGTCAAAGTGTATGCCATGTGATTTAGCTAAATTGTAGTCGTGCCAACTTCTTCCCATACCTACTATAGCTACGGTTTTACCCTTTAGGGATTCTATCTTCTCCATTTTTACCTCCTCTAGGTTATTTGAGAACGCAAAGAATCAAAGCGATATTCGTCTCTTCTTCCTCTGCCTTCAGCTCTATTTTTTAATCTTGATATTTCCTCTTGAAATCTTCTTTCGTATTGCTCTTGCAACTGAGCATCTCCTTTCATAAATAAATAAGCTTCAGATAAACAAGCAAATAACAAACCATTTCTAGCGTTTGTAGATAGCCAAGTACCTGTTGTGTTTGTAACAATGGAAGCTGGTTTATAAACATATTGCAACTCAACTGCGTAATTGCTATCTGGTACAGGTGCTAATACTAAGGTTGAACCATTATCAGATGCTGTAGATAATTCTTTGTCGTAATCAGCATAGTATAAAGGTTTCCCTCTAAGAGAAGCATCTGTTGGATCAACAGAATATTCTTGCATAAAAGATGAATGTTTTTTTTCTAAATATGTGTAATCTCCATTACTATCTTTTACAGCTAAGTAAGTAGATAAAACATAATCTGATGGTGCTGTTAAAAATCTATTACCTGTAGTTAAAACACCAGTTACATTTTTTTTAAAAAAATCAAATTGCACTAATTCAAAAATTCTTTCCTCTGCATTTTTAATAATGTCATTTAAAGTGCTTGTAAAGGTAGTTTCATCATTCTCTACATAATTTTGTATTAAGGTTTTTAATTCAGATAAAGTCATAATTAAATTATATCAAATTAAGGAGTATTTGCCTGACCTCCCATACCTGAGTGGTTAGTACAATAATAGTAAAGTGTAGGTGCTCCTGAAGCAACGACTATTTGAGTATATGCTCCTGAACTTCCTGGCGTTCCATTTGTTGTAACTCCTGTAGTGTATTCTGTGCCACTATTATGTGTGCCGTCAGATGTCGTAGAAAATCTTAAAGGATGTCCTGCATTACTTGATGAAGATTGATCAAATATATAAGTGTTTCCCTCAGATAAAGTTAAAGTAGGAGTAACAAGACTATCTATAAAGTATTTGTTAGAACCTAGATAAGAAGCTACTTCTACTAAGTAAGTAGTTATATTTGAATTAATAATTACTGCCCCTGTTGAAGCTGTAGCTCCGCCAAGAGATATAGAAACATTAATTCCTATATTACCTGTTACTGAAACAGATCCTAAACTAGATGTAGCATACTGAGAGCTTAGAGTTTGAGATGTGCCAGTTCCCGTACCAGTTTCTGAAACAGTTAAAGTTCCTAAAGATACATCTGTTTTAAAGCCTACAAATGTTCTACCAACTAAATCATTATTAGTTGAAACCCTACCGTTTCCAACCTCCATATCTGTATTAGGTCTAGCTTCATACAAAGCTTCTGGATCTATAACATTTCTAGTAGTTTCTAATTGAGGATGTTTTTCTTCATAACAAGAACGGCAAGTTTTGGCACCATTCCATTCTTTTCTTAAATCTTTGTACTTATATCGAAACCCGCATCTATCACATAAAGCGTATGCAAATTTACCACTTGCATAAGCCATTAGACACTCCTTAGATTTGGCCTTATCCTAAAACTAGCTCTATCTTCGTCTTGGTCAGCAGCTCTTCTAAATTCTTCTTCGTAAATTGCTTTTAGTTCTGCTGTTCTTTGTGGAGCTCTTTTTATACTTATATAGTAAGCAAGACCTGCTGCAAAACATGGATAAAATCTAAAAGGTAAATCCATTGTGTTTGTTGCAGTATCAGCATCATCCATTCTAACTAACTTATTAAAAACCAAAATGTCTGTAGAATTTTCTGGTGTAGGATAAACCTTTATTGCAGGTGTTGTTTGCTTATCAAAAAAGAATTGATTAGGTCTAGCTTTTGTATCTTTGTTTGGGATATTTAAATACTCACTTCTACTTATTCTGCTCATATTAGTGTCTGTATTTACAGAATTAGTTGTTCTTCTGACAACCATATCTAAAATATCAATTACATTAGAATTTAAACTGTAGCTATTGGTTCCTTCTGTTACTGTTTGAGTAGTTTGTTCGATAGTCCATTGATTAAGACCTCTGTTAGCCCACTCAGCTAACATAATGTTAATAGACCTTTTTGCAGTTCTTAAATCATAACCAGTTCTGAGCTCTATACCGCATCTTTCAAAAGCCTCTTCTATAAACTCAGTTACATTTGGTTCAAAATTTGTGCTACCTGATAATGCCATTAATCTTCATATAAGTTATCAAAAGTTATTGCAGGATCTAAGTAACTTTCGTGTCCTTCAGCAGAATGTGTCCATTGTGAAGGTTTAAAGTCAGGAGCACCATCTCCTGTTACCCAAAGAGCAGGACTTGTAGCCCTTACTCTGTTGTTTGGTAAGGCTACTAAGTTACCTTTCCATTTACAATCTTCTGTTATATATAATACATGAGATTGTTTATGTTGTGCACTATCGTCAGCAATATCGGAGTCAGTATAATCAACAGTAAACAAATATCTGCCTTTAAAAAATTCGCCATCTAATTTACAAAGCCAAGGTGATGAGCTTACTCTATCCATAACTATTACTGAGTGGTTTCTAGATTCACAATCCCAAGGTTGTGCAATATGATCTTCCATTGGTTCAGGAAAATCATCCATAGGAATATCGGCCACTAAAGCTTGAATAGGCATTCTAGCCCACATAGCTCCGCCATGGATATTCGGCTCGTTGTTATCTTCACAATCTGACTCACAACCCGTAAAGACTACTTGAAAACTCAAAGACCGATCAGGAATAGTATTAACTGCAATAACTAAAGCATGTAAATACTCGTCATGATATTTTTCGTGATTGTGAGTAAATTCCCTTCTTACCCAACATTTAAAATGTGGGACATTACTAAGTAAGTATGACATAAATGTAAGTTGTTTTTTAAACTAAAAAGTTATTTCTTTTTACTGTTTTTGTTTAAAGCTCCGCCCTTAGATTTTTTCATCATAGAACCCCCTTTTGATTTCTTCATTAAAGAACCGCCTTTAGATTTCTTTAATATAGAACCACCTTTAGATTTTTTCATCATGGATCCGCCCTTAGACTTCTTCATTAAAGCTCCGCCTTTGGACATCTTTCTTACGCTATAGCCTTTGGTTTTTTT